TTATAACACCAGCAATCCTTCAGCACCTTCCTCGGTATCGTAGATACTCGGGCCGTTTTCGCTTGAGGTTGCGCGCGCCAATGCCATCGCACAGGCCACCGCGCCGTCGATCTTCTCTGCGCTTCGGGCCTTGTTGAACTTCTCGTTCCCGGCCGGGTCGCGTTCGATCGTCACATTCTGAAAATTCCACCGCAGCACAGGGTGACCGCCGTGCCGGAAGTTGCCGGAGAGGATCGTGCGCTCCGTTGTCTTCACAGCCGCATTCATGGACGCATAGCCCTGCCCAAACCGGACCACGGGCAAGCCCATAGCCGAGAGCCGGTTCATGGTGCCGGTGGCGTTCCATCGGTCTATGAGGATTTCGAGGACGTTGAACCGCTCGGCCAGTTCCACGATCCGCCCTTCCACAATGTCGTAATCCACCACGTTGCCCGGCGTGGCGACGATATGGCCCTCGTCCCGCCAGCGCAGATAAGGGACCGAATCACGCTCCTGGCGCTTCCTGAGGGTCGCCTCGGGCACGAAAAAGGACGGGGCGATGACGGCAGTTCCGTCCGGGCGGGGGAAAACCGCCACCACGGCAGTCAGATCCTCAGTCGAGGACAGGTCCACGCCCACATAGCAGGGCTCGCCCTCAAGGGCGGCCAGATCCACCGGATCGAGGCCGGAGGCGTCATAAAGCGCCATGTCGAGCCAGGGCGCGGCCGCACCGTCCAGCCAGACATTGAGATTAAATTGCATGAAGGCTTCGCGCTCGCCCGGCCGGTTCTCGGCCTCCCGTGCCAATTGCCGCAAGCCGTCAATATCTGGGAAGCCATGCGCAAGGCCCGGATTTACCGCCCGCCACGCCTCTTCGCTGCGCCAGTCCACGTCAGGTGGGCTTTCGAACAGGATCGGCAGGAATGCCTCATCCTCGATCTCACCAGCATCAATGGCTTTGGCATATTTGTAGAGATCATAGGCAAGGTTCATCTGCCCCTTGCCGGCCGTGGTAATGATCCAGGTGATTGAATTCGGTGTCTTCACCACGCCCGTGCGCAGCGCGTTCCAGAGGTCCGCCTTGCGCCAGGTGTGAAGTTCATCCGCCAGCACAAATGTAGGCGTCTTGCCATGCTGTGCCGCACCGTCGCTCGAAACCGCGTGGTAGACCGATCCGCTCTTCGGATGCTCGATCAGCGATTTGGTGTCGCGGATATTGGTGGCGCGCATCAGCCGCGGATGCACCTGCAGCATCCCTACCGCCTCATCATAGGCGATCCGCGCCTGCTCCCGGTCGACGGCAGCGGACACGGCGTAGCCACCGTTGATCCGTTCCGGCCCGATGGTGTGCAGCATCACAAGGCCAGCACCCAGCGTCGTCTTACGATTGCCGCGGGGCAGCATCAGGAACACGGTCTTGACCCTGCGCTGGCCATCCGGCCGCGTGTCGCCATAGACCCGTCTCACAATCCGTTCCATGAAGGGCCAGACTTCGAATGCCTGCCCTTTGGCCTGGCTTTTAAGGTGCTTCAGAAGCTGGAGAAATTTAACGGCCAGATCGCCCTTCCCGTGCGGGTCAGCGAGGACAGAGCCGTCAAATATCCATGCCGGCGAATTCATCATCGTCCCCTTGCGGCGCCAATGCCGAACGGGCTCGCGAAACCGGTGTCAATCCAAGTTCTGACGCATATTGCCGGACCTGGCGCATAGCTTCGTGCATGACGCGAAACGCAGGATGGGGCCGCGGTGCGGAGCGTTCCGACTCCACCCACATCGGCCCGGCCGCAAGTTCAGCCTGACATTGCCGCACCTGTCCCACGGCCAAACAATAGGTTTCCAATGAAGCAAGATCGCCTGCGGTCAATATCTGACGCTTCGCAAGTATCTTGGATACACGCTTCCACTCTGCCTTTGCCTCAGGCGAAAGCCATGACGGTGGTCCAGGCAGCTTCCGAAGCCCGTCCTCTTTGGATAGCTGTGAAGGTTTTCGACCGCGCATCAGAAGCTCCAGGTACGATAGCCGCTGATCAGATCAAGCACTGGCTGCGAAAGATCGATTATCGAGTCCCCGCCCACCAGAACGCTTTCACGATTCTCGTATAGAGACGCCGCTTGCATCTTGATCGCGGTACGGATCGGTTCAGGCACATCTTCCGCATGGTCGCCATAACCGGCTTTGAATGTGACCGTCACCGCCTCAAGTGAACGCCGCGTGACCGGCCAGCTTTTCCCGAACGCCGGCACGATCCGCGCGCCATCTGGCGTCCCGATCCCGGCCACCTGATAGGTTTCTGCGGCGAGCGTTTGATCCTGGCCTGCGGCATCCACATAGGTGATGGATTCGACCGATTGGCATGGCGGCAACGGCACGGCGATTGAAGGCGGGAACCAGTCCAGCTTCAGTTTCCATATCTGGGTGAGAAGGCATCTACCAAGGAAGCCGTCACGGCCATCGAGGTTCCGTGTGGCTGCATCGACATACATACCAATAGACAGAAGTTCTGAAGCGTCTTCCTGCCTCAGATGCGCCTGCATCTCCGGGAATGTAACGACCGGACCGTCCGGCGGTGTCTGAAGAACGAGAGTCATTTCCATCTCCACATTCAAAGCATCCGGCGCGAATTGGCGTCACGCACGGTCTTCACCACCATGCCGGGCAGTTGCTTCGCCATCTTCCGATCATGGTCCGCGAGCAAAGCCTCGATCTCCGCCCGGTTCGAGCCTTGCACGTTGTAAGAAGAATTGAGAACGATAGAGACCGGTGTGGTGCTTCCCGATTTCACATCTGGGATGGATGGCATCCTGAGCGCGTCGTTCGGAATGATTGTACCGCTGCGGCCTGGAGAAAAGAGTTCAGGTCCCTGCTCGCCAACCAGATAATTCTGGCCTGCCGTTACGGGACCGCCTGATGCGCGCGGAAACAACTGAAACGGGACAGAATCAAGCCCGGCACTGCCTCCACCACCACCGCCACCGAAGAGGCTTCCAATAGCACTGCCCAGAAAACCGAGAATGCCACCACCACCGCCACCGGAACCACCCGAATTCGAAAATATATCGTCCAGCAGCTTGTCGAACAGGTCGAACAGCTGATCGCCAAGCCGGTCCGCCATCTTGTCCGCAAAGTTTTGCGCCAGGTTGGCAAACACATCCCGGATATCGCCACCTTCAATGGCCGTTCGGATACCGTCACGGAAGGATTGCCGGACCATCTCACGCAGATCGTTGCTATCCTGCGCGTCCTGCGCCCGCTGTGCTGCGGCACCGACCTGATTGCCTTCTTCCTCGACGGCGGCCGTGAATTCCTTTGTGATCGGGATGCCGCGTGCCTTTGCGTCATTCAATTGCTGCTGGATGTAGGCCGCCTTCGCTGCCTCGCCAGCGGTCATTCGCAGCGCTGCCGCCTCGGAATCGTACATGGCGACAAGCGCAGCACCCTGCCGGATCGCTTCATTTATGGCGGAGGTATCGCTGATGGTATACAGGGATGCGTCCGCTTCCGTGTTGACGGCTCCGCGCTTTGCGTTGGCACCGCCTTCAATCGCAGATGCGGCACGCCGGTATGCAGGCGATGACTTCGCGTAGTTCAACTTCGCGAGGGCATCCATCTCCTTCGCGTATTCGTCATCGATCGCGGCGAGCTTCGCTTTGCGCTCGTCTTCGATCTGCTTCACCAGCGCGTCGTGATAGCCATCGAGGCCCTTGAGCCGTTCGACTGCGGCACGATCCTGGGAAGCGATCCATGCCGCCTCTGCCGTTTTGGCATCGAGTAGCGTCTTGTTGAGGAAGTCCTGGCGCTTTTCTGCCAGTGCCTGCATGGCCTTCAATTCCGCATCCGTTGGCGGAACCGCGACATTCGTCCCGCCGGTAGGCTTGGCCAGCGCTGCAGGCTTCGCCGCCTTCTGCGCCTCGGCAAGCTGGCGGGTGAGGTCCGCGACATGTGTTTTCTGCTGTTCAATCAGAAACTCAAGGCCACCGGTTTTGCTAGGGCTGATACCAAGGGCGGCCCCGGCTTTCCCAAGGAATCCGGCTGGCGTCTTCGCATCCTCATTCCGTTTCTGAAGTGCGGCCAGCTGCTCCTTTGCACTATCGAGCGCAAGGCTGAGTTGCTGCACTTTAGAAAGCTGGATGAGACCGAAGAACTGTCCCCACTTCTCAACCCATTTCACAAGGTCAGGCAGGCTCTTCGTTACACTATCGACAATACCGGCAACCTGCGGAGCGAATTGCGCAAGGGCCGAGACGCCCTGCGCCTTGATGGTGGCAAACAGCGCATCCAGCTTGTCGTTTGCTTCTTTCGCGCCTTCAACTGTCTTGGTGTCGAGCACAATGCCAAGGGAATTCGCCTGCGCCGTCAGCTTTTCGATGCCTGTCCGGCCCTGCTCCATCAACTGCAGAAGCTTGGGACCGGCATCTTCGCCAAATATCTTCGCGAGGATAGAGCCTTTCTGTGCCTCCGTACCGAATTTGTTGATCTTCGATGCGATGAATTCAAAGGCATCGCCCGCGTCATGAATCTGGCCGGCATTGATGGCCTTGTCGAGGCCGATCTTCTTGAACGCGACCGCCGCCGGACCAGCGCCGGTGTTGATGAACTCGCCCAGCGTCTGGTTGAGCTTCATCATGCCCCGGTCCAGATCATTGAAGGATGCACCCGATTGTGAGGCTGCGAAGCGAAGTTCCTGCAACTTTTCGACGCTGACACCGGCCTGAACCGCCGTGTCTCCGATGGCGCTGGCCGCATCCAGCGACTTCCGGACAAGCGTACTCAATCCGGTCACGACACCGACAGCGGTCAAACCTGCAATCGCACCGGCGGCACTGCTCAGCCCGACGAACTTGTTCGCCTTGCCGAGCGTGTCCCAGCTCTTGTTCACCTTGGTCACCATGGCGCTATTGCGGCGCTCAACGGCGTTGGCCTGCTTCTCGAACAGCACGCCGACCTTCGCCATGGTCTTTTCATATTTCGAAATATCGGCTTCGACCTGCGCCATCAGGCGTTCGACTTCAATCGCCATCTATGCCGCCCTCGCGATCTGTTTGATTGCGGCATTGATGTGCCGGTTCATCTTGGAGCGCAGTGCTTTCCTCTGTGCGCGCCATGTCGGCCAGAAGAAGGGCTGCGCCGCGGCGCCAGGATGGGTTCGATAAGATTTTCGCGTATGGGAGCCGGTCCCTTTGCGATGATCGGCAACCCGGCCACCCTTGACGGCTGCCTGCGTTCCGAACTCAACCCAGGCGGCATAGTAAGCTTCTTCATCACCGGCAAAGATGGTGATGCGGTTGTTGTCTATGCCATCGTCCTTACCCTTGGGGCCTTTGACCGTGTCGATGATCTTGGCGCTCCGTGGTGGCGCGCCCCAGCACCAATTGATCGAATCTCGGAGCTTGCCGGTATCGACAGGGACAAGCCGCTTCATGGCGGCCACCATCTCTTCGGCCATCTCTTCCATGGCAGCGCGGACAGCCATACCCACCGCCTTCGGCAGCTTGTCGATCTTGCCCTTGAACTTCTTGCGGCCCTTCCACTTAATCCGCTGCGGCATTGTCCGACTCCTCGCCCGTCAATCCCAGCAGGTACATCGCGATAACCTTCAGCGCGGCCGGCGCGCTCTGCGCCAGCGGGCAGCACTGAACATGGTTACGGATGATCTCGTTTGCTGCCATCTCGTTATTTCCAGCGCCCAGCAGCCCAGCCGTGATCACGCCGCTCACATCGTTCACGTCCCACCGCCCCTGCCGCAGCCGGTTGAACACGTCCATGATCGTGCCTTTGAATTTCACGGGCTGGATGTGAGGCGCCGCGCCGTAGTTGCGCATGTACGCACCAAGGTCAGCCTGAAACTCACGGCCGCCGATCTCGATTGCGGTGCGCGCATAGTCCAGGTTCAGGTTGCCGGCCACCGCTGAATCTGTCATACAAAAAATCCTTCAATTCCAATTTGTTGCGAGTTTCGTTCCCCGCGCCGGTCCCCTGCAGGGTCGCCAGCGATCGAACGCCCCCTACCCATCCATTCGTTCACACGCTCGATCAGGCGCGGTGCGGCATGGGCACGGGCGGGATCGGTCCTGATCCGTTCGATACAGACGCTGGCAGGCGTGTTCATCACCACCACCTGCACGTTGCCGAGGGCTGCTTGCCACTGCCGACGCTCGTCATGCGACGGTGCGGAGGCGATGAGCCAGGCCATGCGCGTGCGCGTCGTGGCGAGGCTGTGGATCAATCCATCACGGATGCTGAAGGCACGGCCGAGGATGGTGCGGTCATTGTCCCACGGCTTACCGCCCGCTTCGACAAGACATTGATTCAGGTCAATGATGGTATCGCCGGGCAACGCACGGGCTTTGACATAACTGGTCTTTCCCGATGCCGGTGGACCACAGACTAGCGTCACCGGTGATATGGAAGGCTGCACACCGAACGGAATGCTGTAGCCGAACCGGCGGGCTTGAGGATCGCCCCGCTTCTCTGCGGACTGGATCGAACCATTGTGGCAGGCAGCGCATACCGGCTCCCAATTCCTGCGGTTCCAGAACAGGCGAAGATCACCACGGTGGGCGATCTTGTGGTTGACCACAGTGGCCTTGGCCTTGAGGCCATGGGCAGCACAGCGAACACACCACGGATGCGCCGCGAGATAAGCGGCCCGCTCCCTATCCCACTTGGTATCGTAGCCACGGGCACGCGCGCCCAGGCGCTTGGCGTCATGAACGCGCTTGCGTGGCGCGGTGCAGACTGGGCATGGCTGCCCCGCTGCTATCCGTTTCCCGCATTTGCATGCCCATGGTGCCTTCAGTGGCATTATATCCTCGCTCTAAAATGTTGCGGCCTTGATCTAAGCGCTTCGGAAGGAGGAGGTGCTCTCCCCGGCACCACGCTTAGACCTCCAGGTCCGGCCGCGAGACCCCAAAACCAGGTGCCGTCAGAATTACGATGGCGGATTGGCAGTCGGTGCGATCTCGGGATGGCCCAGAACCCACACACCCGCGACATAGATGTTACCGGCGTCGTTTCCGATGGGCGTGATCGTCACGCGTGCGTAACGCTTGTTCCCGGCATAACCGATCTTGCGAACCTTGTTGTCGTCATCGGCAGCGGTGAAACCAGCCAAGGCCTCGGTGCCGAGGAGAAACCCATCATCGACGGCAGCATGGTCAGACAAGCCGCTATCGTCGCCGTCCTCGACCAATACCGAAAAGGTGGCGTTCGCATCGGTGTTGACGCCGATCAGAATAATGAACTCCGCCGAGCCGAAGCCTTTCGTGTCGATGATCTGGGACACGATGGGGGTGTTGTCCGTGCCAGCCACTGCGGGGCTAATGCCTCGAGCGGTATGGATATGATTGTGCAAATCGCGCATTGGTTATGTCCTTTCCGATCAGCTGGTAGCGATCTTGAGTTTGCGCAAGGCCTCAGGCAGGCGAACCGCACCACCGACACGCCGACGGGCGTGGAAGCGGGTCACGCTGCGGGTGGCCTGGGTGTAGGGGTCGCGCAGAAGCGACAGCGCAATGCGGTCATAGATGCGATAGCCACGGGCGAAGTCACCGAATGCAATCGGAAACTTGCCTGCACCCACGTCATCCATATCCACCGCCTCGATCACCGGGCGGCCAAGGATGGTTTCGGGCTGACCGGCAACGAAAGCGGGCTGCCAGAGATAAACGCCAGTCGTTCCATCTTTCAGCTTGCGGATCGCGGCCAGCGTGGTGCCATTCATGATCCAAACCGCCTGATTGCGATAGAAAGTGGGGACGGCGTACATGAGATCGATCAGGCCATCGGCCGTCACCTTGGAGGCATCACCTCCGGCGGTGTAAGCGATGTTCGGATCGGCCATGAAACCGGTCGGCTTCTTGATGCCGTCGCCATTGACGAATGCCTCGCCTTCAAGCCGGCCAAACTCTTCAGCTAGGTCGCTGGAGACCTCAGCCGCGATATCGACAGCCGCATCTTCGAGAAGCTTGTTGGATACGTCGGTGAAGCACTTCGCTTCATGCACGGGGATTTCCAACTGGCCATAGGTGGATTCGGTCTCCTCCGATTCCTCCAACTCGCCTTCCCATGATGCGGTGGGGCGACCAGTGCGTACCGGAAGGATCACGCTCGCCGATGCGGTATTGCCCACACTGGCGGCCTGACGTATCGGCGAGAATTGCACCAGCTTCTTGACGATTTCCGTGGTGAATTCGGGAGGGGCAAGGAAACCGCCGGACGTGTCATCGGCCACGCGTAAGGTTTTCGTCTCCTCCGCCGTGAGGGCGTTCTGGCCCTTGCGGATGAAGATAGTGAATGCCTTCGCCTCAAGCGTGGCACCTTCGTCCTTCAATTCCTGGGCGGCGCCAGGGCGATTGGCCTTAGCCAGTTCGGTATCGAGCCGCTCCTTGAGCGCCTTCTGCTCCGCACCAAGTTCGGTTAGCTTCGCGGTGACCGTAGCCGACAGTTCCTCGATGGCCTCGACCGGATCGGGCGCATTGTCCGCGCCACCATTCTCGTCCTTGAATTCCAACGGGCGGGATTCATCCCACGCCGCACGCGTTTCGTGCTTTGTCATAGTTGACGCAGGGCCTCCTTAGCCCGGTTGACAGCCGATACGATTGCCCGCGCGTGAGCATCGGCCGCTTCGCTTTTCACCGTCGAAACGGTCGCGCGCGGATTCATGGGGAACGTCACAATCGAGATTTCAGGGAGGTCGAGTTCCTTCAGAAAACGAACGCCCTTGGCACGATCGAAGGTATCCTTCAGGCTGCGGAAGCCGATGGACAGGCCGTCCATCGCACCCGCTTTCATCAGCGCGTAGGTCTCACGGCCCTTCACGGTGTCTAGGATCAGCTTACCGGTGGCGCGCAGCCCTTTCGCGTCTTCGCGGATATCGGTCCACACGCCTATTGGCTCTGACTGATCGTGGCCGCGCAGCAACTTCACGCGGCCGGGCGGGCGTCGTTCCAGCGATTTGGTAAAGGCGCCCGGCAGCACCACGTCCTTGCACAGGTCTTCATTGTCGAACGTGCTGGCATAGCCGGTGAACACGCCTTCATCGCTGATGGCTTTCACGTCCAGTTCAATTGCAATGCCGGTTTCGGTGCTCATGCCGCAATCCTGGGCTTGGGAAGTTGAGCCGGCGGCGGCTGATGGCCTGGACGATTATCACCGCCCGGCGTTTCCGTGTTCATCGGCCGGCGATATTCATCACCGCCCTCATAGGGCGCACGGTTCTCCATCGCCCGCACTTCGTTTGGATTCAGGATGCCGTTGGTGATGGCCTGGCTGTATGCGGTGTAGCGTGCGGCCATATCGGCGCGCGCCAGATCGTCCGTGAGGAATTCTGCATAGAATTTGGAGCGCTCTTCCGGCTTGAGCAGCGATCGAGCAATAGCGCCCTCCCACAGCTTCAGCCACGGCATCAACGTCAGCGTGACGAACTCCGCCCCCATGTTCTCAACGTTTGAGAACGTGGCATCAGACAGATCGCCCAGCATATGCAGTGGCACCCGGAAGACGCGCGCGATCTCAGCAATCTGGAATTTACGCAATTCGAGAAACTGCACATCGACCGAATTGAAGGTCAGGCTTTGCCACGTGATGCCCTCGTCCAGCACCAGCGTTCTACCCGAATTGGCACCCCCGCTATGCACAGCGTCGAAAGATTCACGAAGCCGCTTTCGGGCTTCCGGGCCCAAGGTGCGTGGATGCGTCAGTACGCCAGAAGGTTTTGCACCATTGGCGAACAGCTTTGCGCCGTGTTGTTCCATGACCATGGCGAGGCCAATGGCTTCACGCGCCTGATGCCACGGAACGACCGGTCTGCCGGGGTCGATTGAGAGGCCACCTAGATAGAAAAAATCCGCATACGAATAGCGACGCTGCTTACCGTCAGCCATCGTCACCACATAGCGCGGCTCGAGCGAAACGGAATCAACTTCCACGATGAAGCTGGATGATGGAACCTGGTGCAGTTCCTTCGCCTCACCACCGACGCGCACGATCACTGCACCCGCTTTGCCATGGGCAAGTAAGGCCGCCTGCATGTCGCGCTTGAATTCGGCTGCGCTGGTCCACGGATTTGCCATGCCCGTTAGAATGGCTTCGAGAGGATGATCGGTTGCCCGTTTCTTCCCGGCATCGCCGATGCGTTCGTAGAGGTGCAACGGAAGCTGCATCACGGACTCGGAAACGATTTTGACGCAAGCCGCGAAGGGCGTGCAGCGCATGGCCGTCTCAGGCGTTACGGCCGTGCCGGAGGCTGCCGCGATGACACCGAAGAGCTGAAGCAAATCAGGCGACGGGGCTGCCATCGCGCCCTTCGTCTCCATGCCCAGCATTTTTCGCCATGTCTCAAACATGACTGCCAACTATGGGCACGGATGCCAGCACGGCAACAAATTCCTCGCGCGCGCGGGAAGATTGATTTTCGAAGGATCGCTATCGTTTACTGGCGTTAGATCGGTGCCTTTAACTTCTTCGAGAACTTCCGGCGCTATCTTCTCGGCGCGAGCAATCTTGCGATTGATGGATTGTTTCGTTTCGCCCGTCACTTTTGCAGTCTCGGCGGCGAAACCTTCACCTCGATGTCCCTTACGATCCGCCCGCTTACTTTCAACCGGAACAGGTTGTTCCGATTGACGCGCTTCCCACAATTCCTTCCGTCGCGCGAGGCATTGCGCTTCTTCCGCTTCCGTCAGTTCGGACCTGCAGAGATTTTCGTCAATTTCCCAGAGATCGTTCTGGGACACTAGCGCGACACGATTCGCGACACCAGCCGCGACGGCTGCCAAGTCTATTTCATCACCAAGTACAATCAGTTCCAGATTGTCGGGCTTCCTGATTGCGACAATGATTGCGACACGCCCGCGACAGCAGCGCGTTACGCCAGAGCGTTACGGGGGCGTTACGCGTAACGGTGCGTTACGTAACGCGTTACGATTTTCACCATTGCAAAGTCGGCACCTGAAGCAAATGGGTAAACAAAATCGAAGCAAATGCTTCAGCAAAACCGGAGAAAACCGGCAAATCTGTCCGCCGCACCGCCAGTTTCATGTGCCGATGAATGCGCGCAAAAATCGGCCAAAATTTTTCGCGCGCAATTCTCGCATAAAAAATGGGCGCAAATCCCTCAGGCGCACCATTTTCACTGTTGCATTCTTCTCCTCGTCCGTCTGCGTGTGCTTCACCGCCCTCTCCCGCCTCGGCTTCGCCTCGTTGGGCCAGCTTACGCTGGCTGGGTGGTGGTTTCTCTCCGTCTTCAGCCCCTACTTAAAGCGTCCTGATCCTGAGTTCAGGGCTCGTTCAGGGCATAGCTCTCCCTGTGTGGGAGAGCTTGTCTTGATCCTTGAGACGAGGGTGCACAAGACATATCCGGATCGACAGAACCCTATTACGGGGAAGGCCGGTGACATCGTTCGGCCTTTGCCTGCTGCTCTTAGGCGCGGCCACCGCATTGCCGATCCGTCAGCTTTGCGGTGTTGCCGGTGGCTCGTGAGGTTTGCACTGCCACGACTGCGAACACGCGGACGGCACCGAATGCTCGCTTTTATCTGCAGGTGATGAGCGGAATCCTTGCGGGCACCCAATCGTTCTGCAGCATTCTGCCTCCGCTTATCCCCACGGTCCTGGTTAGCCGTGACGCGCGCTCCCGACAGACGGGCTGGGCTATGTCATGCCGCCGAAGCGGCAGTGTTTATTCGGCCGCGAAGGGCAGGACAGAACCTTCCTCCGCTGGCGCTTCATCGATGTGCGATTGGCGCTTCTTCTCGCGGTAGCGCTTCTGGCGCCCGGCATTGGCGCTCACCGGGGCCGGCGCACGGGAGTTCACTTCCAACAAGATCCGCTGCGCCACTTTGGCGGCACTAGCTGGGTCCAGCGTTATGAATGTGTCGGAATCTTCGTCCCACGCCTGTTTCTGGCGGATGACGATTTCCTTTCTGGGATTCCAGTAAACCGCTGTCGCGGCCTGCTCCGGTACGACAACCTCATCGCCGTAGTCGTCCCAATCAAAATCGCTTGTGCAATTGATCCCCATCAGCGCCTCCGCTGTTGCGAATGCGCGGCGATTGACCTATTCTTCTTTTTGATCGCTGTGCCAACTCGATCTCTTTGTTGAGCCCCTGCCATTCCCCAAATGGCGGGGGTTCGCATTTCAGGTCTGTTCATAAGGTTCAACCTCCTCCTTCTCCAAATAGCCGCGCTCTGCGGCCTCGTTGCGCAGACCGATCAGATGAGTGATCACTTCACCAAGTTTGTGAATCGGAATGTTGATGCCGGGCATGCCGGTGTCGTCTTTCAAATATTGCCGCTGCCATAGGCGCGCCATGCGTCTCTGCTTGATCTGTGTGAACCCGACACGGAATTCGACATGCGAGTTCTTCTCGACCGCAGAAACCATCTCCAGCTTGCCCACCGTCATGCCGCCTCTCCATAATCGCTGGTGGAAAGGTGTTCACGGCCGAGCTTTGCGATGGCCCATGCGTCGGCAGAATCCACATCGTAGAACGGCGTGATGCCAAACTTCCGGAACGGCGGGCCGCCACCGATCGAGGCGTATTTCGCCAATGTTGAAGGCGCTACGCGCAAGCCGTGCTTCAGCAACAGGTATTCGGCCAGTTCCCTCCGGCGGAGCCGCGGAAGGCGAAGGTGGCGAGGGAGGTCAACTTCATTCATTTCATTTTCTCCCTGGGTCATGGCGCATCACTGCGCGTTTCCGCGATAACCATCTTGTCATCCGAATCTCGAAGGGCCGCGGCGACGGCTGATATTTGGCGTCCGCCAATAAATCGCTCAAAGCCAATACCGCGTTCGCTGTCCTCTCGTAGCTTCTCAATCGCTTTGTCGTATTTCCGCGTGCTCTTCCTCTGTTTCATGGCATCAGCGTGATGGCCATATATTTCGTGGAGGAAAACGATCATCTGCTCGCCGAGCAACTGTTCGTGATCGCATCCCATCGCCACAAGCTTTTCGATGAGCGGTGATGCGAGGTGGAATTTGATAGTCGCGACAGGGAATGGTCCATGAACCCTGATGTCGATGTTGGGACCGTCATAAACCCAATCATCGACTTGCCCATCTTCAAAGGGAGCGTGATAGATCAATTGATCCGTGGAACCGTCCCGGAACAACCAAACAAGCGCAGTGATGAAGTCCAAGAACCGCGCATTATCGGATAGGCCGAGTATCACGCGCATCATTCTAACGACGGGCTCATCGCTCGCCGCCGGCATTACGCAAGCAGTGGCATAGGTCGGCATGAATTCATCGAGTTCCGAGGGCCCGCCCGACAGCAGTGCGAGAAGGAGTTTCGCAGCCTGGGCATTGTCTATCGGGAGAGACCCCCTGCCGCGTTTTCCACGCACCAACCAACCGTTTGAACGCAGCCGCAGCCCGTAGGCCTCGACTGCTTTCGGTCGCTTTCCAATCGCGTCCGCCAGGGCGGCATATGTATCCTCAGCACTTGCCATGACCGCAGCATATAGATCTGCCCCGAACAAATCGTCAAGAATATTCTACCATCGCAGGATGTTACGGTTTTTCACTACCACATTGATAATGTTACGAATTATCCGATACCGCTACATTCCATCCACAGAAAAAGAGGCCGGACGCAGTGCCCAGCCCCTCTAGTCCCGTGTTTAGGCGTTTAGGATTTTGTCGGGCGCGAATTTGTAGGCCCAAGTCTTATGTGATGCCTGCTGAAGTGCATCCTCCAATTTGATGGTCTCCGTCTCCAGGACGTTGACGATCAAAATCAATGCATCGCTGACAACACCGTCGGCCAGGTCGCTAGTCATCATCAGTGACAGCGCGGATTGGATTCGGACGATCTGCCCTAGAGCAACATCCGCGTCGTGGATGTGCTCAAAAGCAGCCGCCGCATCCGCTTCTGCTATCGTCATTTCACGCCGTTCGTTATCGCTCAGGTCTCTCCTGGCCTTGTCTAGCGCACTGGATCGCCGCATCACGCCACCTCCTTCGAATCGAGGGCGATGAATTCGCCCTTGCGCACAACGCCCACGACCGCGTGCATCTTGTCCAGCACAGATCGGCTCAAGAAGAAGGTCTTTGGTGGATTGTCCATCTCCACCCGGATCAATTCCTCGATCTCGCTATCCGGGTGCGGTTTGGGCGGAAGATAGGTCAGGCGCTTTATTGAGCCCTGCCGCCCGTCCAGAAAACTGAACGCGACAATCGTCCCCTCCACCACGTCGGCCAGCGGTGAAACGACAGCAAAGTCGCCATCCTGAATCAGCGGGCTCAGACAATCTCCATCAACGATGAGCGCATAGGCCAGCGGGTCATCGACGGGGCAGGCGACAAAGCCCATTGGCGGTTTTCCTTTCACCGCCTTTGGTAGAGCTGGATTGGAGAAGGAATTGATCGTGGCCGAGGTATCGGCAGGCGATTTACGCGCTTTCCGCGCAATGCTGGCTTTCATGGCATTACCTTCGAGATTGGCTTCTTACAGCCGCGCCCAGATCGGCCGGGCAGCCGGGAGGTAAGAACCTGCTCGAAGACAGGCCGGTGGCTTTTACCCTTTCGGGCTGGACATGGCGCACCGCTCCCGGCCAGTATGGCCAGGTTCGGACGCCCGCCAAGGCGCCACGATGTGCAGTTCGCCCCTGCCAGGGGCCCGCTGCCCCCAGCAGAGACACCGCCAAGTGTTCTGTTGGGTTATCGAGTCCGGGTTCTTACGCCCACGGACACACTAACCATATTCGCAAAATGAAAAAAGCCCCTTTTGGGGCCCGGAATAGTTGCAGCGCGTGGACCGGATTCTGTAGCGTTACGATAGAATCAGCCGCATGGGGGGAAACATGGCTGGCATGCTGCAAATATTGACCTATCTGCTCTCGTTCTATCTCGTCATTAAAGGTATCGAAATTCTTCAGATCGCGCTGGCGTCTTCCAGGCCAAAGCGGGATGGGATGATTCTCTTAGCCGGATTGACGCTGACCGCCTGCGTGATTGCAGCACTCGGCTTTTCCTTCGCGCAGGATCAACAGGCGATGTCGTTAAGCAGTGGCATGCCATTTGGTCCTCATTAATTGCGAGACGAAATATGTTTGAGGTCGGCAAGAAATACGAATTCCGGATTATCGAAGCTGGTGACGAAACGACGCTCTGGGGAGTGGTAGAACGGTATGAACATCCGTTGATCCAACTCGCAAGGAAACCATCTCTCGATATCCACACCGGCAAGGATAAAATTACGCTCGGCGGCGCACCCGGCCGAATAATTAACGTCACTTCACCTAATTTTATCAGCGCAGTTTTGTCAGGCAGTGACGCGGATTAACCCGCACTTCGGATCGGCACCACGGTCTCGCCGTCATCCTTCTGCTTCGGCGCCATCAGCGCCGCGATCTTGGCCGCAGTGCGCTCCGTGACCTTGCGGATCGGATCATCGGCAAGGTGGGCGTAGATTTCCGTGGTACGTGCCTGCCGGTGGCCCAGCACCTTCCCCACCATGAGCAGGGACGTGCCATCAGCTACCGCTACAGACGCGAAGGTATGGCGCAGATCGTGAAGCCTCACATTCATCAGGTTCGCGGCGCGCTCGACCGGCAAGCCTTTCGCAACAGCAGCTTTACGCGCATCCCGTGTGGCGCGGGCGCGGGTTAGCTCCCAGGCCCGCTGCAGACCGGTGGCATGACCGCCCTCGCCTCGTGCACCGGGAAACATATAGGGATTGCCCGGCTTCGGTTCCTGGCGGGCGAGAATGGCAAGGGCCGGCGCTGCCAGCGTGATCACGCGGGCACCGGTTTTCGAATCAGGCAGCCGCAGCCGGCCACCTTCGAAGTCCACCCATGCCCGCTTCATTTTCATGATCTCGGATTTGCGGCATCCGGTGACCATCAGGAGGCGAATCGCATCGGCCAGCGGTGCACCGACCTTCCTTGTGGTCTCCAGCGCGGTCAGCGCATCGGCCAGCAGCACGATTTCCGTCTCCGACAGGAAGCGTTCTCGTGGCTGAGACTTGAAGCGCTCCACGCCGTGCGCGGGGTTATGATCGGCCCGGCCGGTCGAGATGGCCCATTCGAACATGGACCCAAGCGTCACCACACAAATAGCCGCCACCCGCTTGCCGCCGCGGACACGGGTCACGCCGCGGGGCTTGCCCCTCTCCGTCAGCGCCGTCTTGCCCGCCGCCACATCCGACTGCAGCCGGGTGATGTCCGCCTTGGTCAGATCCCGCGCGATCCTGTTGCCGATGAGCGGCTTCACGTGGCGGGTCAGAACATAGCGGTTGCCATCCCAACTCACGGCTTTCTTGTTCGGCTTCGCCGCCGGACCTTCCGCCAGATAGAGATCGGCCATCTCGGCGACTGTCAGCGCCTCCCGTGCCCGCCGCTTGGCCTCAGCCGGGTCACGGCCTTCCAGCACATCGCGCAGCATTCCCGCTGCCACACGGCGTGCCTGCTCGACAGTATAAGGCGAACCAACTTTGCTGATCGTGAGGCGCTTGGTGGTCCGGCCGATCCGGTATTTCAGGACGAAGGCGAGGAACCCAGAGGGCTTCACGCGGACACCAAATCCCTTGATTTCATCGTCCCAAATGAAGAATTCTGATGCCGATTTCGTATCGACAAGTGCAGCCAAACCCGACCTTGTGATTCGCGTCAT